CATAGTAGGGCACGATCGGAATGTTCTTGCCAGCGATGTAGCCGCAATCCTCAAGGATTCCGCCACCACTCATGATATACTTGTGAACCTTGCGGCGCTTCACGCGCTTCTGGCGAACCTCAATCGTGCCTACAGCAGCCAGCGTTTCTTCGAGCGTTTCGTCCGCGTCAAAGTCAGCCTGGGTGTAACGCTCTTCTTCGCCATCGATCGTCTGGAAGATGCGGATGGTCTCGCGCACTTCCTCGACGCGGTAATATTCCGCCACGAACACAACGTCAGGCGTATCCCAGTCGAATTCGTATTGGTGGATCTCTTTCGGCCAGGTGGTCGGGTCATCGTTCCACTCAGCCTTGTAAGCTTCGCGGGTTACCGAATAGAGGACGAAGCAGTATTTCGCGTCTGACTTGTCCTGCTTCTTGGCATCGAGGTCAAAGAACACCGACGAGTCTGCGTCATAGATCGGCTCGAAACGAATGCGCTGACGCTCGTTGTCGTCGTCCTCTTCATCTTCATAGACGGTGCGCAAACGCCATGCACCAAAGCCACCGCCAACGCCTTCCTCGAAAGCATTGTCGAAAGCCTCATCGGCCACGCTGTCCTGCTCATCAGCGCGGTAAAGACCGTTGCAGGTCTCGGCCAGCTTGTCGTTCTTGGTCCCATCCTTGGAAACAAAGTCAACGCTGATGCGGTTGTTGCGATATTCGTTGATGATGCGGATCACGCTCATGTGAATCTTGTTCACTTCGAAGCGCGGCTTGTTCTCGAACTGGTCGCCCAGCGGACCTTCCCACTGCGCACCAGACAGCGAATAGAAGCGACGATCCTGGAGGCACTGCAGGCGCTCTTCCTGCATGGTGGTCTGACAGCGGTCAAACTCGTTCAGTGCAGCTTGATGCACATTACCGAGCCGTTGTTCCCTGTTCAGTCGTGCCATTTACCACCTTGCATCTTTCAAAGTGCCAGCGTTTCATAATTCCGCCAGCACCCACTTTACCACAATAAGGGCATTCTGTGGCTTTGCGCGGACCTGTTTTAACACCTTGTTTGGCTTTTGACAACTTTCGCCTGGCATCCTCAGGCCAAACCCTTTTTTTGCCTGCTTCTGACATCCGCATTCTAGTTTCCGCACTTGGCTTTTTACCTTTATGGGACTCTGAAAGTTTACGTTTATGATCTTCCGTCAGAACTTTTCCAATTTGCGCTTCTGATATTTTTCGACGCGTCTCCTCAGAGCATTTTCGCCCAGTGTTTGCCGCAATCAATTTGCGCCTATTAGATTCTGGCATTTTTCTGCCGCGGTGAGTTTCTGATAAAACTTGAAGCTGTTTGCGCTTTAGCCAAGCATATCTCTTATTGTTCCTTTTCTTGCCATTGCACATCATCCACGCAGCAAATACCAGCTTACGGTTTCCAGGGTGAATTTTCACCAGCAATTGATGAGCAACATAATGTTCTTCGGCGGTTAGTTTAACAATGTTTTCCGCCTCATCTCCACCACCCAAACATCTTGGAATAACATGGTGCTTTTCAAAGTATGAAGTCAGTTTTCTGTTCCGCGCTCGGTTGACTAAAATGTCGTAATGTCGTTGATAGTCCATAATCAACTAATAGACACGTTACCATCGATTTGCAACAGCCATAGGCTTCACATCAATCACCTTTTTCGGAGCAGCCCTTCTTGAAGCTTCACAGGCATACCTAAGAGCATCGATAAGGTGGTTG